CAGTCTAAGGGAACATTCAAGTGCACAAGGCGCATGCACCACAACGCTGGAATCGACGAATTCCCGTTGGCTGCGCAGTCTTATGATCATCAAACCGACATGCACGGTTTCAGCAATGATGGTATCGAGTACCGAGTGAGAGAAGGACGAAATTCAGGTGACCCAAACACAAGTTGTGATAATACATACGCAACTGGGATCACGACCGCTATTGTGTTACATGACGTTTTTTGTGAACAAATGGACAACAAATCCAATGCCTCAACATTTATGGGGCAACACGAAACGATCACAACGCCCCTTGAATCTGGCATCAAAATTGCAGCAATGGGGGACGATAACACATCAATCATTCCAAGCGTCTACATTGACGCGACATTCAATGAAAAACAAATCAAGAAAGATATCGTTGAGGGGTTTGCGAAATTTGGCTTTATAGCTAAAGTCAATCTTCGCTGGAGTGTTGCAAAAACTGAATTTTGCTCGGCCGTATTTTGGCCGGCTAAAGTAAATGGCACAGAGACATACGTCTTAGGCCCAAAACCCGGGAGATTGTTACCTAAAATGGGGTATTCAATCCGAGACCTTACACCAGGTGAGGTGAAAGGAATGTTCATTGGTTACAAAAATTCATGTAGCCATGTCCCTGTATTGTCAACATACGTAGATTCCATGTTGACTAAGCTTTCTGATGTGACGGAGAAGCACTACACGGACAGAGAGGCACAATACAAAATAAGCTTGGGCGCTAATGACGCCACCCCCTCAGAACATCTTGGAGCATTCTTTGCAGAACGCTACGATCTCGATCTCAACTCAACAGTGTCCAGTTTGAAGGAACTGTTGGTTGACACATCCCTCGATCAAATGGTTGATTGGCCCTTGTTGGCTGACCTCCGCGCGATCGATGCCTAGTAAACATTTGTCCGGCAAGACATAAAACTGTACCTTCCGACCATGAAGTAAAACTGGCCCCACCAAATGGTGGGAGCCTCGGTTCACAAACAACATGAGATATCATGGAAACTATTGCGGATCTTATTGGTCAGCAGGCAAGCATCAATCTTCTGTTATTGATGACTCTGTCCCTGCTGTTGATAAATTTGACCACTCTTGCAAAGATCACGACGGCGTCTACGCGTCGGACGGTGACCTCATCGAAGCGGAC